GCCCGGCCTGCAAGGCGGCAACCCGAGCGTGATCTGCGAGCGGCCCTACAAGACCTCGGAACACGCGCCCAACACCTACACCACGGGCCAGTACATCGCGATCGCCGGCAACTGGAAGGCCGGCTACATGATTGTTGACTCGCTCGAGCTGGCCATCCAGCGCCTCGAGGAGCTGTTCAGCCTCAAGAATCAGTTCGGCCTCCTGGCCCGCAAGGAAACGGACGGTCAGCCGGTGCTGGAAGAAGCCTTCACGCGCTTGAAGCTCGGATAGTTTCCGCCGCCGCGTGCGGCTTGAAGTGAGATCACGAGGCCCCCGAGAGGGCGGGAGACCAGACCATGCGAGACATGCTGCACAACGACGTGGAGTATCGCGTTGCCATCCCGGCCGACGAGGGGGCCGGCAGCGACACCGCCAAGGTGAGCTCGATCATCGACGTCGCCAATCGCGACTCGCTCGAGTTCATCATCGCCACCGGCGCGCTGGCCGACTCGAACGCCACCTTCACGGTGCTCGTCGAGGACGGCGACAACTCCGCCCTCAGCGACGCCGCGGCCGTGGACGACGCGTTCCTGCTCGGCACCGAGGCCGGCGCCAGTTTCCAGTTCGACGACGACAGCGAAGTGCGCAAGATCGGCTACATCGGGCCCAAGCGCTACGTGCGTTTGACCATCACGCCGGCCAACAACACCGGCGCCTGGGACATCGCCGTCGTCGCGGCCCTGGGCGGCTGCCGCAAGGTGCCGCGTAGTTCGCAATCGGCGTAGCTCCCATCCGTGTCTTAAGTGACTACTCGCCTGCGGGCGGGGCAACCAGCGGAGTCCATTGCAATGTCGACCGCAGCGCAGCGAACATACGGCCCGAAGGTCTACCGCGAACAAGGCGGCAACATCCTGCGGGTGCGCGAGAACGGCAACAGCGATCGCGGCCTCATCGTCTGCGAGGACGACCTGTGGGGCGACTGCCCCATTCTCAACTGGCTCCTCGATCCGACCATCGGCACCTGCCTGATCGAGAACTGGCACAGCTACGACGCCGAGGCCACCGTCGGCAATTACGTGCTGACCCAGGCCACGGCCGGCACGGCCGCGATTGACACGGCCGAGACCGGCGTGCTGCTCCTGGATTCGGATTCCACCACCAGCACGCAAGGAGCCAACCTCCAGCGCCCCAAGGCGGCCTTCGTGCCGGTGGCGGACACCACGATCTGGGCCGAGTTCGAGTTCAAGATCGTGGACACCTTCGACAAGGTGGAGCTCTTCTGCGGCCTCTCCGAGATCGACACCAGCATCATCGCCGCCAGCGCCATGAGCACCAGCAACCACATCGGCGGGCAGTGCCTGACCGATGACGGCGTGCTGCTCTTCGACACGGAGAAGGCGACCGCGGCCGCGACGCAGGCGGCGGCGACCATCGCGGAGGCGACCTACATCAAGCTCGGCTTCAAGGTGACCGGCGTTACCAGCATCAAGCAGTACGTCAACGGCACGCTCACCGGCTCCGAAGTGGCGACCGCCAACATCCCGATCGTGGCGCTGTTTCCGTCGTTCGTGTGCCAGTCGGCCGGGACCAACGACCCGATCATGCATCTGCGCGGCTATCGAATCTTCCAGACGAGGGCTTAATTCGTGGCCTGGCAACTGCAACAAGGCGTCGGCACGCTGGCCCACCCGTTCTACACGGGTGTCAGCAGCGACGCCAAGCCGGCTCTCGACGTGCCCGACGCCACCGCGTTCGAGCTGGACACGCGCCGCGAGTACATCTGGCGGAGGAATGCGTGGTATCTGTTCCGCGAGCCGCAGAATTTGCTGACGGTTTTGAATGAGCTGGTCCAGCAGCAGAAGCGCACGGTGGAGCAGCTCGAAATCCTGATCGACAAGTTCAAATAGGAGACCTGCAATGCAAGTCGAACTCCCGTCTGCGAGCGGAAAGTTCCCCCCGGGCCCCGGCCTCCTTTCCGACGAGCGGGCGCAGCTCATGCAGCCCTACGGCGGCAAGTGGTATCACGCCGCCAAGCAGGGCCGGCTGTTCATGGCCAGCGAAGCCGCCGCCGGCGTCGTGCTGCCGATCTACTCGGCGACCGCCGCCAAGTTCGTGCTGTGGAACCCGGCCGGCTCAGGCGTCAACCTCGTGCTGGTCCGGTTCACCTCCACCTATGTGGACACGACCGGCGCCGCGGGCGGCTACGCCATCGGCATCATGAAGAATGCCGGCTCCGCCCTGGCGACCGGCGGTGTCTCCGCCTTCACGGAGACCGTCCCCGAACGCGCCCCCTTCGGTGGATCGACGGGCGGCAACAAGGTCCGCTTCGCCGCGGCGGCGACCATCATCGCCCCTACGCTGCTCTACCAGCTCGGCCACAATCAACTGGTCCTGACGGCCACGGACGCGACCACGGCGGCCTTCGCCTTCCAGAAGGACTTCGACGGCGAGTTGGTGATCGCCCCGAACAACCTCATCAGCTTCGGCGGCAACATCGCCACGCTGAGCAAGTGGGCCTCGTCCGTGATGTGGTGCGAGGAGCCGGTCTAAGTTCGTGAAACCACGGTCCGCGTGAGTGGCACGGATTCGCCACGTCGCCGGCCACGGATGGCCATCACGCGGGCCTGTGCAAGGAGAATCGATGGCTGCCCGGAAGTCGAAGAAGCTCGCCTGCCTGGCCAAGGAGATGCTCGCCGCCAAGGACCGCGGCCGGGCCGCCTACGGCAAGGCCGACGAGCTGCTCGACGAGCTGCTCGACGACCTCAAGCCCGGCGAGGTCCTCGACCTGGGCGACGGGCAGACGTTCGAGCTCGTGGACCGCTTCGCGGAGAAAAATAAGGTGTTCACCCCGACCGGATGCAACCGCTTCGAGGTGAAAGTGACGCGCCGGTAACCTCTCCCCCGCCCCTCCCCGATTCGGGGAGGGGTTGGGGAGGGGTTGTGTCGGGGGTGAAGGGTTATGGGACTCGAGCTCCTCACCGCCCCCTACGCCGAGCCGATCGGCCTGTACGAGACCAAGGCCCACTGCCGGGTGCAGGTGACCGCCGACGACACCTACCTCACCGATCGCATCCGCGACGTGCGCGAGTATGTGGAGGAGGGGCTCAGCCTGCAGTTCGTGGCGGCGACCTGGCGGTTGAAGCTCGACGAATTTCCGGAGGACGACGAGATCCTCCTGCCGCGCGGCCCGGTGATCGGCATCAGCGCGATCAGCTACGTGGACAGCGACGGGGCCACGCAGTCCCTGACCTCGAGCGACTACCAGCTCGACACCAGCAAGAAGCTGGCCCGCTTGCAGCCGGCCTACGGCGAAGCCTGGCCCTCGACCCGCGAGCAGTTGAACGCCGTGACGGTGGATTTCTACGCGGGCTACCTGGCCCCGTTCACGGCGGTGGCGGCCACGAATGTGATCACGGTGCAGGGACGGACCCTCACCAACGGCGACAAGTTCCGGCTGTCGAACCACCACACGGAATCCGGCGGGGCGCTGCCGGGCGGGCTGTCGGCGAACACGGATTATTACGTGATCAGCGCCTCGGGCTCGACCGGCAAGCTGAGCCTGACCTCCGGCGGTTCCGAGGTGGACATCACGGACACGGGCACGGGCACGCACTTCCTGGGCCAGCTCCCGGGACGGGCCCGGTCGCTCCTGAATGTGCTGGTCGCCAACCTCTACGAGAACCGGGAGGCGGTGATCAAGGGCACGATCGTGGCCGAGCTGCCCTGGGCGGCGCAATCGCTGTGGTGGTCGCTTTGGCCGGGGGAGATGTAAGCACCCAGCGCCGCTTGCGGCTTGACGCTCGGAGGGAAGCACATGCCAGCCGGCGCCTACCGCGACGTGATCGACATCGAGGAGCCGACGGAGACCAACAATGCCTTCGGCGAGCCGGTGGCGACCTGGGCGGCGATGAGCAGCGGCTCGGACATTCGCGCGGAGGTGAAGGACTTGCAGGGCCGCGAGCTCGAGCAGGCCAAGGCCACGCACGCGGACGTGAGTGTGCGGGTGAAGCTCCGTTACTTCTCGGGCCTGACGCCCAAGAAGCGGTTCAAACAGAAGCCGAGCAACCGCTACCTGCAGATCGAGAGCGTCGCCAACCCGGACGGCCGGCAGATCGAGCACGTGTGCTTGTGCAAGCAGGAGGTGTGAGATGAAACCAGGAGACACCGGCAAGCTGAACTTCGACGGTCACCCGCTCAACGGGCTGCCGTTTGAATTGCACAAGTGCACCAGCGACGGCATGGCGATCATCAAGCTGGTCGAGAAGGCCAGCGCCAAGCGCAAGGGCTACAAGGTCGGCGACACGTTCCACGTGCCCAAGTCGGCCTTCCTGGCGGATGGCCAGCCGGTGCCGTCGACCCAGGCGAAGCCATGAGCCTGCGCAACCGGCTCGCCGAGGGGCCCAAGGCGCCGGTGCACGCGGAGATCGAGGGCCTCGCGGAGATTCAGGCCCGCATCCGGGAACTCGGAGGCCCTTCGGTCAGGCGCATCCTCCGGCCTGGGGTCGCCAAGGGCACGCGGGTGATCGCCAAGGCCTTGAAGCAGCTCAGTCCGGTCCGGAAAACCCGCCGGGGAGAGAAGGGTAGCTACCGCGGGAAGCAGCTCAAGAAATCCCAGGGGCAAAAGGTCAAGACGTACAAGGGGGCGGTGCTCGGCATCGCCGGGCCCCGCACCGGTTTCAAGCTCGTGATCGGCACGCGCGTGCGCGGGAAGCACAAAGGCAAGCCGATCACCTACGATCCCGCCAAGACGTTCCACCTGGTGGACCTCAAGACCAAGCGGTCGCAGGGCCAGGAAGTCCGCCGGCGGGCGGTGCAGCAGACCAGGGGCGAGGTCAGCCGGATCATGCACGAGGAAACCGGCAGAGCTTACGACGCGGAGGTCAACCGGCTGCGGGCCAAGGGACGGCTATGAACCCCACCCCAACCCCTCCCCGGAGCGGGGAGGGGCAGGGGAGAGGTTTTTATGAACGGCGGCAAGTGGATCTACGCCCGGCTGGCGGCCAACGCCGACGTCAATGCCCTGATCGGCGCAGCGCCCAGCACGCGTTGCCGGAAGGTGCGGGCCAAGCAAAACGAGACCGTCCCCTACGTGGTCTACCGCCGGGTCGGCAGCGATCGGCCCCATGCCCACGACGGGCCCGTCAATCCGGTGGGCGCTCGCTTCGAGCTCGACTGCTACGCGGCCACCGGCGACGCGGCCGAGGACCTGGCGACGAAAGTCGCCGCCGCCCTGCGCACCACGCCTGGACAGCCCACGGTCGCCGGCGGAGTGACCGCACAAGCGTGCCTGGTGGAGGATGACGCCGACGACGTGGACGCGCCCGTTCACGGCGACGAGGTCGGCAATTCTTACGTGACCGTGGACTGCGTCTTGTGGCTGGAGGAGTGATGCTCGAGTTCGTGCAGGTCAAGACGCGGGCGCGTGTGTTCGTCGATCCGGCCCAGGTCGCCCTGATCGTCGAGAAGTCGCGCATCGGACAGGACGCGGAACCCCAGCGCACCGCCGCCCTGCTCCTGCACTCGGGCGTCTGCGTGCAGGTCATGGATCTGGATGGGGACGCCGGCGAGAGGATCGCCGCCGCCCGGATGAAATAGACAAGGAGGCCAAGGATGGCTCAGCACCCCTACGGCGCCAAGTTCCAGTACGACCTCGACGGCACGCCCCCCTTCACCGACCTGACGGCGGTGAAGTCGATCGGCGGCGTCGACATGGCCGTCGGCAGCTCGATCGTCACGCACCTGGAAAGCGCCAGCGCCTGCGCCGAGAAGATCCCCGGCTGGGCGGACGCGGGCAAAATCACGGTTGTCCTCTTCTCCGTGAAGGCCCTGCTCAACACGCTCTACACCACGCTTTACCGGACGACCTACTACTGGCGTGTGGTCTGGCCCCTGCTCACCGGCGAGTCGAACGCCACACTCTTTCATTTTCAGGGGCACTGGACCCGGCTGCACGAGCTGGAAAAAGCCGCCAACTCGGATGAGCCCCTGCTCTACGAGCTCGAAGTTGACATCACCGGCAAGCCGACGTTCACGCCGGGCACGTAGATCTCCCCATCGCCCGCTGGAGGAAGTGCATGCTCAGTCTGCAGCAGATCCTGGACAAGGAGGACGTCCAGGTCGAGGTGGTCAAGGTCCCCGAGTGGGGCGGCGAGGTGTGCATCCGCTCGCTCATGGGCTGGGAGCGCGACCAGTTCGAGCAGGCGTGCGAGCGCGACGGCGGGCGCGGGCTGGAAAATGTTCGCGGCCGCTTCTGCGCCATGATCCTGTGCGATGCCCAGGGCAAGCCGTTCTACACGGAGGAAACGCTCGGCCATGGGTACAAGGAGATCGGCCGCAAGAATGCCGCGGCCCTCGATCGCCTGTGGACGCGCGGCTTGAAGCTCAACCGCATGCGGAAGAAGGACGTGGAGGAGCTGGTAAAAAACTCCGACAGCGCCCCGAGCGGCGCTTCTGGATCGAGCTCAGCTACCGCTACGCCACCCCCGTCCGATTCCTCCAGCGGCTCCTGACCAGCCGCGACTTCGCCGAGCTGCTGGCCGAGGAACGCCTGGAGCCCCGCGGCGAGCAACGGGCCGATGGCCGCGCCGCCCAGGTGGCCTGGAACGCCTGGCGGCTGCAGCACGCTCAGCGGGCATCCGATCACGACTTCGCCCCCAAGTTCGGCCCCCAGGAGCGGCGGGAGCAGACCCGCGAGGAACAGATCCGGCAGGCCCAGGTGATCACGATTTCCAACGGCGGCACGATTGTGTCGCCGGGTTAACTCCCTCGCCCCGCGTCGGGGAGAGGGCCGGGGTGAGGGGTATCGCCCAGCATGTCCACGATCGGCACCCTCAACGTCAAGCTGAAAGCCGACGCCACCGGCTGGAAGAGCGACCTCAACTCCGCGTCCTCGGCGTTCGGCGGCTTCAGCTCCAGGCTGGCCGCCATCGCCGGCCCGGCCGCGATCGCGGCTACCGGGTTGATGCTCGCCCGCAAGGCGGCCGCGGAGTTCGTGGAGAGCGTCAATCGCCTCGACGACATCGGCGACGCCGCCGACCGGCTCGACCTGTCGGCCAGCGCGCTCTACGGCCTCCGCCACGCCGCGATCATGTCCGACGCCTCCTTCGAGGACCTGCAGACGGGCCTCGAAAGACTGCTGGCCAACGTGGGCGAAGCCGCCATGGGCAACAAGGAGCTGGGCCGCAGTTTTCAGCGGCTGGGGCTCGATGCCAGTGACCTTGAAGGCATGAAGCTCGACCAGAGCTTCCTGACCGTGGCCGGGGCGCTCAGCGAAGTGAAGAGCAAATACGAGCAGGCGGCACTGGCCAAGTCGATCTTCGGCAAGGGCGCCGTCAGCCTCCTGCCGCTCCTGCGCCAGGGCAAGGACGGGATCGAGCAACTCGCGCACCAGGTCGGCATGGCCGATTCCGCCTTCCGCGAGGCGGACCTCGCCGACAAGAACGTCAAGCGGCTCAACGCGTCGTGGGAGAACTTGAAGGACACCCTGGCGAGCCAGGTGCTCCCGGCGGTCAACTCCGTCATGGACGCGATGAATCGCCGGCCCGAATTGGCCGACGGCGGCAAAGGCATGTCCTGGATGGACCGGATCGCCCTCGGAATGCGCATCGGCACGTTCGCCCTCACCCACCGCGACCAGGAGTTCTACCAGTCGGAGGGCGGCGACTTCACGCAAGAGAACGCCTTCGCCCGCCACGATGAACAGAGGATCGCCGAACAGGTGAAGCGCGAGGAGAAAGCCGCCGACGCGATCAAACGGATTCGCGAGGAGCTGGCCTTCGAGCTCGCCACGCTGGGTATGTCCGAGGCCGATAGGGAGGAACGGCGGCTCGCCTCGATGGGCGTCGCCGGCGAGGACCTCGACGCCATCCGTGCGCTGCAGCAACAGATCGATCTGACCAAGCAGCTCGCCGCGGCCGACAAGCAGATGGCCGAGAACATGGCCGAGTGGGGCCGCGTCAGCATGCAGGTGTGGCAGCAGACGCGCACGCCGCTCGAGCAGTTCGACAACGACCTGAACGACTTGGCCCTTACCATGGCAAACTCGCCCCTGGACGGCGAGACGTTCAAGCGCCGCGTGGGCCAGCTCACCCAGGGCCTGATCGACTCCGCCGGCGAGAGCAGCTTCCAGCTCCCCACCGCCCTGACCCGCGGCTCGGTGGGCGCGGTCAGCGCCATCAATCAGAACCTGAACGCCTCCCGCATCGGCAACGACCCGGCCTCGAAGATCGAACGCGCCTTGAAGATCCACGAGCAGAAGCTCGAGTACATCCGCCGCTTCAACGAGGAGGCGGTCAAGATCATGCGCGAACGCTGGCCCGAGTTTTTCGCGGGCAACATCCCGGAGTGATCACGTGCCGCGGGCGGATTGACGCTCGGAGGAGATTACCTTGGCCGTGGATTGGGTCAGAGAACGCTGGCACGGACGCGCCGGCTCCGACGAGCTGGAGCATCTCCACAAGGATTACGTGCGCGCGTTCCAGGCCCACACCACCGACGCCCTGGATGACCCGAAGATGGTGCTCGCCCATCCGGAGATCCCCAAAAAGGGCGATCCCTACCAGGTCGCCGCCGGCAGTGATCCGGATGCCCTGTGCATCCGCCGGCGGGCGGTGAACGACTCCGATAATCCCCAGCTCTTCGAGGTGATCTGCGATTACTCCACGCGCCAGCCGGAGGAGGACGAGCCCGGCGACAACCCCCTGCTGCGGCCCGCGGAGATCACCGGCGACACGGAGCTCGTGCAGAAGGCCCTCGAGTGGGCCCATGCCCGCGAGCTGTTCACGCCCACGACCGATCCGATCGACGGTACGCTCATCGAAGGTGACCCCAAGGTCGCCATCGTCAACACAGCCTACCAGCCGTTCGAGCCGCCGCCCACGATCGAGCATGAGGTCGACATCCTGACCATCACCAAGAACCTCGCCCTCACCGTCAACGAGCTGCAGGCCCTGCGCCTGACGTTCCGCCGCAAGACGAATAAGCTCGCCCTCCTGGGCTACGAGCCGCACTGCGTGCGCGTGGGCGCGATCACCTGGTCGAACGCGCGGGAGAAGGGCATCAAGTTCAAACGGGCCTCGCTGCGGCTCTTGTTCTCGCCCGACGGCTTCTTTTACGAGCCGTTGAACGCCGGCTACTGGGAGCTGGTCAGCGGCACGCTCAAGCAGATCGTCGAGCACAACGGGCAGACGC